CATCGGGTGCCCGCGCTGGCGCAACGCCTCAGACGGTCTGTGAACGCGCCGTGATGGCGGTCCCGCCCGTATGGGCACCCGGCTCGTCGCTGGCCGTCCTGCCACGTTTGGCGCGGTCTGCGGGGTTCTCTTGCCCCGATCCTGAGTCAGCCTGGACGGTGGCGAAAGGGGCCATGTCGGCGCGGCAGATCTCGGTGGCCATCTGCGACGCAATCGACCGTCACGGAATCCAACCACGGAACGGGTTCGCGTGGTTGCATGTGGACTACACCGGCGATGACGTAGGCGAGCATTGGATCATGGCGCTCGCCTACGATGACGACGTCATCTATGCGACCGACAGCGCACCAGCGAAGGTCATCCAAATCGACCGGCGCACCCTACAGGCTGAGGTCATGTGGGGCGCGTCACCGAGGCGCTATCGCGTGGTCAGAGGGTATCCTCTCGTCGTCACGGGGTAGCAGCCGCCCGATGCCTCGCCGTCTCGTACTTGATTGCAGACGAGCAAGCGACGTCGCCACAGCACGGCCTAGCGGCACCATGTCGCCCGGTGACCGGCAAAGCAGTGCCGCACCAATGACAAGGCACCGTCTCCGTCTGCTGCTTTTGGCCCTTGCGCTCAGCGCGATACACCCTGCCCTTGTGACGACGACACTCTGTAGCCGCGCACCATGTGCGGCCTGAGATCAGGCCCTGCCCCCACAATCGGGTCGGCTCGCCACAGTGGTGACAGGCGACGTACACCGGCTGGCCCGCCTTGCCTTCCTCTCGCCGTTTTCTCGTGCGCTTGTCGCTCGCTGGCGGCTTGTCGCGGCGAGACTTCTCTGGCTTCTCGTCGTCGACGTTCCGCACACGGCAGCGGGCGGCGCTGTCGTTGATGACGAGTCGGCGCTCATCGCAGACCTCTAGCGCCTCACGGTCGCTCATGTCGCGACAGGCGCGGCCGGCGTCGACGCCGCACTCTTCGCAGCGGGCGTAGCTGGCCCATGGCCCACGCTCGATGATTCGCTGGTACGTCGACGGTGGGTCGAGTTTGTCGGTTCCGCGGACTCGGGTCATGACTCACGTCCATAGAAGGATTGCAGGGCCTCGTGACGACGGCGGGCGCGTTCCCGTCTCTCCCAGACGTCGGCGAGGTAGACAAGGCCGACAGCTACGCTGACGACGATAACGGCAAAAAGAATGGCGATCATGGGCGCTCCAATGTGTCGCCTGGGACGACGTCGAGGACGGCGAGGGCGACAATCAGGTCACCACGGAGGCTAGTGGTGCTGCTGTGGCGTACGCATGTGCGGATCTCGGTGAGGGTCGACCGCATCCGCGCATTTTGGTCTGTCGCTGCGACGAGCTGTATTCCCACCTCGAACAATTGGCGCTCTGCTTTCTCCGCTCGTTCTTTGTCCGTCATCGTCGGTGCTTCGGTGTCGTGCATGGTGTCCTCTCCTTCAAAACATCGTGGGTGTATAGCCTCGGTCTAGGCGTCGTCGAGCGATTTCGTAGTGCTCGGGCTTCTGCTCGGAGCCGACGAACCGGCGACCCTCCGACAGCGCGGCAAGTGCCGTCGTGCCGGAGCCGACGAACGGATCACAGACGAGGTCGCCAGGGCGGGAGTAGTCGCGGACGATGGCGCGCATGAGGTCCAATGGCTTTGTGCCGGCGATGCCGCTGCCTTTGACTGTGACCGAGTCGTAAGCCCCCGGCAGGCACCCCCAGCGGCTGAATTCCACGTTCCTTGGGCGTGCCACCATCATGTAGACGGCCCACGACGACGGCCCATCCCCGACAAGGCGCGGGCGCTTTTGGATGATGACGACGGGTGCAAATGAGTAGAGGCCAGCGGCGGCGTAGGCGGCTTCCCATGCTGGGATGAGGTCATGCGACGTCATGCACGCCCACCAACCGCGCACACGTCCAGCGAACGACCCGACGAATTCAGCGACGGTGTTGGCGGCCCATGCATCGTAGGCAATTGGCTCGCGGGTATGCTGTCCAGTGAGCGCCATCATCTGCGCTCCCATCTCGTTGTGTCCGTCGTGAGTATTGGCGCTGTACGGCGGATCACAGATCAGCGCGTCGCACTCGACACCGGCGAGCACGTCCTGCCAGCGCCCTAGGCGCAGATCGATAGGGCTCACACTCCACCTCTCACAAGCGACCGCAGCCGCTCCACCTCGACACGCAAGCGATCACGCTCGCCGACAATCTCGTGCCACTTGTCGAGGGGCACATGCACCATGTCGAGGTCGACGACACGGATACCGAATACGGCAAGGATGCGGGCGATCATGGCTGGCCTTTCGCGGCTTCAATCAGCACACGACGCGCCCATGTCGACAAGCGCATGGGTCGACCACGCTCGTCGATGACGGCGGCGGCGGCCTTGTCGAGGGCGGCACGTTCGGCGGGCTTCAGATCGATGTTGAGGGCGATGCGGGGGGGCTTCTTTTTCATGTCGTCTCCTTCAGTCGTTAATCAACGTGCGCCATGCGAGGCGCACCACTTCTGGAACCTGTCCGTTGCCGAGACAGCGCAGTCGGTCCATCCGAGCGGCCACCCCATGAGCCACTCGACCCACGTCGGGCTCAGTTGCCCACCAGTCACCGTCATGGTCAATGTGATTTGTTTGCCGGCTTCGATTCGTCTGGCGACTGCCGGTGTGTCCGCGTTGCCTCTGTTGCGGCAATCGCTCGCTTGTGGCGTCGGCCACAAATGCGGCTTCAGCACGACTGAACCAAGCCCCGAAGTCGCCCGATTGTATTCCGCCGGATATCCTTTCTCTTTCCATGAATGATCCGTGGGCGTCGGCCACTTCCTTGCCGCTACAGCCAGCACAGCCTGCCACGTCGGGTGACCCGTGCGGCTCATGTTGCGGGCGTAGGTCTGTTCCGTCTTCGTCGTCGACACGGCCGTCGTTGTTGGCGTCGGCAGCAACGATCCATATTCGGTCGCGCTTGTGTGGTGCCCCGGCGTCAGCCGCTCCCAGCACACCCCATCGCGCATCATACCCCAGCGCGGCAAGGTCACCGAGGACTCGGGCAAGGCCTCGGTGAACAAGAGCCGGTGAGTTTTCCACGAAGACGTACCGCGGTCGTACCTCACCGATGATTCGCGCCATGTGACGCCACATACCTGACGCTTCTCCGTCGATGCCTGCGCCACGTCCTGCTGTAGAGATATCCGTGCAGGGAAAGCCGCCAGACACGACGTCAACACGGCCTCGCCATGCTCGTCCGTCAAACGTCTGCACGTCATCCCAGATCGGGAAAGGCGGCAAGATTTCGTCGTTTTGGCGGGCAACCAAGACGGAGGCTGCGTAGGCGTCCCACTCCACAGCGCACACTGTGCGCCATCCAAGGAGATGCCCGCCGAGGATGCCTCCACCAGCGCCCGCGAAAAGAGCCAACTCACGCATCACGCTCCTCTCGGTTTTGCTCCACCGCATCCATGATCTCTCGGTAGCAGTCCTGCGCCCACCGCAGCAGGGCGGCATTGTCTTCGCCGGTGTCGGCGAGGTCGAGCACCCATCGGGTCACGTCGACGCCGTCGGCGGCGCTGGCGAGCTCGGCGTCGGTGGGGCTGTCGTCGATGCCGGGATCGGGAAGGTGGCGGTCGGGGTCAATCATGGGTCACCTCGATAAGCAGCAGGAACGCCCACACGGGCAGGTTGCGGCGACGGGCCTCGCGCACGATGGCGCGGCGCATGGTAGAGCACATCACACTGGCACCCCGTAGATTTCAGCGAGCTCGGCCAGCACGTCCTCAAGGTCGCGGGGTTCGCCCATTTCGGCGGCCCACTGCTCGGCTTGCTCGTCGGTGATCTGGTGGTCGTCCTCCGGCGGTTCGTCGCGGGTGTCGGGGAGGTCGAGGTCAGCGCCCCAGTAGTGATCAGCGCCGGGGGGGATGTAGCTGTCGGTCATTGTGTCTCTCCTGTTTCGTGCCCGGCACCCCTGCCGGCCACATCCACAGCCTACACACCCGCTACGCAGGCGTCAAGCACATGTGTGTTGATTGTGCTGTGGCCGCATTGTGATGCGGTGGATCAGAGCAGATCTGTGATCGCCTTGATCGCCTCCCCCTTCCCTTTCGCCACGATCACCCGATCACCGATCCCCCGCAGATAGTCGTGCCAGTCGCGTTGCTCCCGGCTCACGGTGCCGCCGGAGGACCGCTTCATCTCGATCCACAGCCGCAGAGCTGGGACATGCAGATCGGGCACACCGGGCGTGACGCCCTCTGCCTTGAGCCTGACCCCCTGGCTCGCTCCACGGTGGCCGCCGTTTGGGATCGCGTAGATGCGGACGGTAGGATGCGTCTGCCTCATCCATTGAACGAACTCGCGTTGCTCTTCGTGCTCGGTTTTCACCAGTGCCTCCTCGTGATGCGGTCGAAATTGCCGTCGCGCTCATACTGGATCCACGTCGGCGGCGTGGCGGCGTTCATCGCTTCGACGAGGGCGATCACGTCGCCATCGGCAAGAATTCCCTCGGGCAGCCTTCCGCACCGCTGAGCGATGCTGGTGACGGTGGTCCACGCCTTCTGACCGGCATAGCCCTCATGGAAGACGCACAGATACTCCGTCACCGGCCGGTCGCTAATCGCCTTGCCGTAGTACGTCAGCGCAATCTGCTCTTTGCCGGTCTTCTGGGACTTCCTGATCTGCCAGCGCCATGACGACACCTCGACGTCACGCAGGTCGTCCGGATTGACTGACAAGCCCATAATGTCGCCGTCAATCAGCCGGACGTCGATTGGCTCGGATGCCTTCTTGGACTCGGGAAACGCCGCGCCACAAGCCGGGCAGACCTTGGCGCTCAAATGGACCAGCTCGCTGCAAGCATCGCAGACCTTGACCGGCGTTTCGCCGGACCCGTCACCCTTCTTGCCGGGCACGTTCGGCCGGATGATCGTGCCGCAGACCTTGGACACCCCGGCGAAGTCGAGAACGATGCAGTCCTGCTTCCCCGGCGATGGCCTCATGCCCCGGCCGGCCATCTGCATCATGAGGCGCGTCGACGCCGTCGGACGCAGGAAGCCGATCAGGTCCGTAGGTGGATGATCAAATCCCGTCGTGAGCACGTTGGCATTCGTCAGCGCCGTCACCTTGCCGGCCTTGAAATCGGCCAGGATGCGTTCTCGTTCGCCCTTCGGCGTCTCGCCAGACACTGTCTCGCAAGTGATGCCACGGGCACGAAGGGCCTCGGCGACGTGGTGGCTGTGGTCGATGCCGGTGCAGAACAGCACCCAAGACTTGCGGTCGGTGGCATTCGCTAGAATCTCGTCGACGACCTTCTGTGTTTGCTCCTCGGTGTCGACGACCTTTTGCAGCTCGCTCTCAATGTAATCCCCGCCGCGCTTGTGAACGGATGACGTGTCGTAGGTGTGCTGCGTCTTCTTCAAGCGCAACGGGCACAGGTGGCCAAGGGTCAGCAACTCGACGACGTCCACCGGCTCAATCAGCCCATGAAACAGCGCCGGCTCGTCGGTGATCATGCCGTGGCCGAGACGGTACGGCGTCGCCGTCAGCCCGATCACCACCATGTTCGGGTTGATCGTCTTCAGTTGCCCAAGGAAGGTCCGATAACGCCCCTCATCATTGTGGCTGATAAGGTCGCATTCATCGACGACGACAAGGTCAATGTGCCCCACGTCGTCGGCGCGGTTGGCGATTGACTGGATGCCTGCGAACGTAATCGGCTCGCCGAGTTGGCGCTTGCCGATGCTCGCCGAGTAGACGCCCATTGGCGCGGCTGGCCAGTGCTGGCGCATCTTCTCGACGTTCTGCTCGATCAACTCCTTGACGTGGGTCAGCATCAAGACTCGCGTCTCTGGCCACGTCTGGATCGTGTGCTTGCACAGGCCGGCGACGACGTGAGACTTGCCGGACCCTGTCGGCATGACGATGCACGGGTTGCCCTTGTTTTTGGCTATCCACGCCAGCGTTTCGTCGATGGCGCGTTGTTGGTAGGGGCGAAGCATGGGGCCTCAAAACGGCAACAGGTGATCGTGCAGCTCGTAGTCCGCGCAACCCGTGCGCTGAAATCCCAGCGGGATTCCGTCGGCGTTGTGCTTCTCGCATCGCCAAGTGTTGTCCTCCTTGGCGGTGCTATGTGCGCAGGTCCTGCACGATTGCGGCGCGGTGACGCCTAGACCCTCATGACAGACGCCGTAGGCCGGGCACCATTTGCACTCATACCAGCTGGGGTCATGCGACAGAGGCGGCGGCATCTCGTCGGCCAGCGCCAGTCGCTTGCCCCGTGCAATGGCTTTCTCGGCGACGTCGCGGTTATACCTGACACGCTCCGTGTAGATCCTGTCGTCGTCCTTGCAGACGGCGACATAGAGGGCGCGGTCGATGCCGAGCCCGTGCATATAGACCTGCATCTGAATGAAATGGGTTCGCTTCGCTTTCTCAACGCCGTTCTTCTCGACGTCGTTGAAAGACTTCAGGCTATGCGTCTTGAATTCCGCGACGTGCGGCTTCTTGGGGGCCTCTGGAACGCCAGCGTCGATGATGGCGTCGACGGAGCCTGACACATGAGAACCAAACGACACGCGAGTCTGCTCGCCAGTAGTCTCTCTAATCTCGATGCCGATGGCGCGTAGGTCTTTGAGGATCGTGGCCTCTTCCATGTGACCCCGACGGAAGACGCGCAGAACGCGACCTGGCGGCGTGTCGACAACGGCCCAACGGAACTTCAGCCACAACCATTTGTCGCAAGGGTGACCCAACTCAGAGGCTCCCATGTGCGGTCGTGGCGGCTCCCGGCCGCGCTCGTGGTGGGCGTCGATGAGAGACTGAATGGTCGTGCGAGGCGGTGGAATGGCGGTCATGAATCACCAAAAAAGAGGGGGCCAAGGGCACCCCCGGTTGTTCGCAATCAGGTCACTTCGCCCACGGCGGCTTGGAGGCGGGAGCAGGTGCGGCTGATGGCGTCGGCGCATTGCCACCGCTCGCCTTCATCGCCTTGATCTTGTTCTTGTCGCCGTACTGCTCACTGCTTTCGGTCACGACCTTGATCGTCATGCGCTTTCCGATCAGCTGATCGCTGTCGTCGAGACGAGCGGCACCGATGGCGCGGCACAGCTCGCCCATCTGCTGATTGCCGATATCCTCAGCTTTCGGGTTGGGGTTCCGGAGCGTGATCATTCCGAACACAACCCGGCCCTGATGCGTCGGGCCAACGACGTCGCAACGGTAGGACAGGTAATCGCCGGTCCCCGCCTTCGTGGCCTTCACGGTGGCCTCGGTGATGGTGACGTCGTACCACCCATCGGGGATCGGCGTGTAGTCGCCGCTGTTGCTGCCCTTTGGCATCTCTGCTTCAACGTAGCTGCGTCCAAGATTCGCCATTGCTCAGCCTTCTTTCTTGTCAGTGATCGCAAACGAGGGTCGCCCTGGCTTGCTTGTAATGGCCCCGGCAAGGGGGCGAGTGATTGAATCTGCTGCTGCGTCCCACGCCTTTTTGTTGATCTCCGGCTTCCACCTGAACAACGCCGACAGGTGGTCGGTGAGGCCGGCATCCCGTGCCAACTCTTGCAACAGATCGGCGTCAACCTTGCGGTCAATGCGGCCCGTGACTTTGAGAGCGCCGTAGGTGCTGGTGCCGTCGAGGTCGGCGGGGATGGCAAGCATCGCCGTGATCTGATCTTCAATGTCGCGGCGGCGTTCTTGTGCGTCGCGTTCGGCATCCTTTGCTTCGCGCCATGCTGCCGTCAATTCGTCGATGGTCATGGCGTCCCCGCAATCTTGCGGATAATCGCGCCGAGGTCTGGCGGCTCCCACAGATCCAAACGACCCGAGCGGTCCTTCGCCGACCACAGACCATCCGTCGACGTCATCAATGCGAAGTGCCCCTGCTCCTTGCGGAAGGCAAAGACTTCGTCAAAGAAGTAGGGCAGTTGCTGGGCAAACTTCTGGCCCGGCATCGACGGGGCATAGGAGACCGCTCCAAGCTCGTCGGCGCTCTTCTCCAACTTGGCAGAGAAATAAACGTGCTTCCCTGGCAGGTCCCGAAAGGCACGGATGAGATCTCCCATCCGATCCTGCATCGCGCCATAGGCTTGGCGAGGGTCGCGAGCCTTGCCGCCGACTTGAACCTTCTTCTCCGCCGACAGCAGCACCTCGGCGATCTCCGAGATGCTGTCGAGGGCGACACTCTCAAAGCTCTTCGCCTCATCGGACGACGACACCCAACGGTAGGCGTCGTAAAGGTCTTCCAACGTCGCAATCTCAATGTATGGAAGGTCGAACTCCTTGATCGACAGCAATCCGGCTTCTGCCGAGAGCGTGATCGGAGTCGGCAGCGTTGCGATTGCGCGGGTTTTGCCGTGCCCCGCAGGACCATATCCAAGAAACTTGACCGCAGTAGCTCCGAGCGAGCCTGTGCGCTTCAGACTGATGGCCATTTGGCCTCCATTGTGGCGCGGTCCGGTGATCGGGTTGCGCCTTGTGAGTAGACTTCTAGCCGCATCTGCGTCAAACGTCAAGCATGAACGACACAAGACAGATCACCATCGAGGAGATCCGCAGGCGTCTGCGCGATCACAACCTTTCCGCCGTGGCCAAGGCCACCGGACTCAGCAACGACACGCTCTATCGACTCATGCATGGCGTCACGACTCCGTCTCCGGCGACCGTCGCTGTGATCGCCCTCTATCTGAAGGGAGCCACCGATGGTCAAGCTTGATCGCGCCTTTGTCCCCGCTGTCGTCGACGACAGGACGCCAGAGCAGCAACTGATCGACGCCATCGCCTACGAGGGAATCAATCCGCCGTCATCGGTGACTCTCGACGGCAAGATTCATCGGTTCAGGTCCGATGCGTCGAGAGCAAAAAACGGCTGGTACATCGCCTACAGCGACGGGCGACCGGCTGGGCACTTCGGGTGCTGGCGTCGTCAGATTGACGTGTCATGGCGAGCCGAGGGCGGGCCGTCGATGACCCCCGCCGAGGAGGTCGCACATGCCAAGCGCATGGCCGACATGCGGGCGATTCGCGACGCCGAGCTGGCTCGTCAGCGTGAGGTCGTCGCCGAGGTGGTGGAGCAGGTTTGGTCGGAGTTGCCTGAGGCACCCGCCGATCACCCATACCTGCAACGCAAGGGCGTCAAGCCGCACGGAAGCAAGGTGACGTCGGATGGCAAGTTGGTGGTGCCGCTGTTTGACGTCGACGGCGGCATCTCAAGCCTGCAATACATCGAGGGCGACGGCAGCAAGCGGTATCACCCTGGTGGCGAAGTCAAGGCCAAATTCTGGATGGTCGGCAAGCCGTCCGATGGCGTGATTTATCTCGCCGAGGGGTTCGCCACGGCGGCAACGGTCCACGAAGTCACGGGCCGACCGTGCGTCATTGCCTACAGCGCAAGCAACCTCGTCGACGTCGCTGGCTTGCTTGTGGGGCTGTACGGCAATCGGATCACCATCGTCGCCGACAACGACAAGGGCCACGTCGGGCTTCGTGCGGCTGAGCAAGCCTGCGCCAAGCATGGCGTTCGCTATGTGATTCCGCCGATCCCCGGCGACGCCAACGATTATGTGCAAGCCGGTCAAGACCTCGCCGCACTTCTGACGCCGTCGGCCGGCGACTGGCTCGTCGATGCCGTCGATTTTTCGGCACAGCCTGCCCCTATCTCATGGCTCATCAAGGGCTGGGCGCAATCGCAAGCCCTGATGATGGTCCACGGCCCCAGCGGGTCCGGCAAGACCTTCGTCGTCCTGGACTGGTGTTGCCGCATGGCGTCGGGCCTCCCCGATTGGATGGGAGCCAAGGTCAAGCCCGGCGCGGTCGTCTACCTCGCTGGCGAGGGTCACCACGGACTGCGCGGTCGTCTGGCGGCGTGGCAGACGACCAACGGCCCGATCCCTCGAGGGAACCTGCTGCTGTCGTCGTCGGGTTGCGATCTCGACACGCAAGCAGGACTGATGAAGGCGCGTGACTCCATAGCGGCGTTGTCCGTGCGACCGTCTCTGATCGTCGTCGACACCCTCCATCGGTTCCTGTCCGGTGACGAGAACAGCGCACAAGACGCCAAGGAGATGTTGGATTCGTGCGCGGCGCTGATGGCCACGTTCAGTTGCTCTGTCCTGCTAGTGCATCACACCGGCGTCAACGAGGAAGCACAGGGTCGAGCCCGTGGGTCGTCAGCATGGCGGGGAGCCCTCGACATCGAGGTGTCGGTTACGTCCAAGGACGGCACGATCACGATTGCACAGCGGAAGTCCAAAGACGCCGAGATGCTGGCCCCCATCCATGCCCGACTGGCCAGCGTCGCGATCCCTGGTTGGGTCGATGAAGACGGCGCACCCGTCACAAGCGCCGTTCTGGCGGCCTCAGATGCCCCGCCAGTGCGCGAAAAAGAGCCAGCCGGGTCCAAGCACAGGAAGACCTTTGAGCGGGCGTGGTTTGAGTCCAAGGCCGAGACTCTGGACGGAGCCCCGTATCTCACCCGAGCTGCGTTGCGTCAGCACTTGGAACGCGACGGCTGGAAGGCATCGACCATCGACCAAGCAGTCAAGCCGAGCGCCCGACCGGGGTCCGTGATCCGTGATCTGCTTGATGCCGGGTTCATCGCGGCAAAAGACCACGGGTGGATCGTGATCGACCCGATGCGGGCTTCGGGTTTGGTACTGGCCAAAGGTTCAGGGTAACAGCGTAACAGCGCCGTAACATGCCGGTAACGGTTACGGTGGCAAAGGCACTCACAGCGTAACGTAACGCCCCTCTCTCTTAGAGAGGGGCGGTTACGTTACGGTGGTGATGCGGACAACACCTACCGGTGATGATGGTTGACGGATAACACTTGGTTGCCTATGTTCTTTCAGGAGGTACAGCATGGAACATGGAACAAAGAGTGGATACAACAAGGGCGGATGCCGGTGCAGCGAATGTCGTGCGGCGGTGGCTGCATGGATGCGGGAGCAAAGGGCATCAAAAAAGAAAGAAAGGATTGCCACCCCTCCAGGGGTGGTGGTCGACTTTTCAAAGCGCAACGCAGCCGGTCGCAAGATCGGGGCTGGTGAAGTCGGGAACCGGAAGGTGTCAAACATTGGCGGTAGCCCGGCTCTGACTGGCGTCATTATGTCAGTGCTTGGCGTCAAGCCGGGCGATATGGTGGAAATCACCTACGGTGCCGACGAGATCGTCATCCGTCGGGCGACCTTGACTCCCAAGCCCTAGCCTGTAACCTCCCACCCACGCCACCCCGCTACCGTCTCTCGGCGGGCTGGCGAGCGCCGGACACCCACCGGATCGCGACTGGACCCCGCCTGCGCTGGCGGGGTTTGGTTTTTGTCGTTGCCTCCATCGCCACCACGCGCTACACAACGCCCACGATGGAGCCCTGACAAGGCAGACGATCCCCGGCATGGTGCCGGGGGTTTGTTTTTTTGTGCCAATCTGGCAAGATGCTTGCCTATGCCGTCCCCTCCCCGTCCCGGTTCCGGGCGGGCGTCTGATCGCCTGCCTCTCTCTCGCTGGCTCCGCACGGCGACCGATCACATCTTGCGCGTCCAGTACGCCAAAGCCGTCGGCAATCCCGACGTGGTGCCGGACCTCACCGACGCCGAGCGCCTCTCTGTCGTCGAGGCCGACAGCAAGGATCGCAACGCAGCGGCAAAGATGATCCTCGACATCGCCCTAGCGCCTCACGCACGATGGGAGCCCGAGCACCGCGACAACGGGACCATGGTGGCGATGGGAGCCAACTGGCGGCGACCGTCCATCGAAGAGCTCGAGGAGCGCCTAGCAGCCCTCGCGGACGACGGCGACCGCGCCGCCATCCTCGCCATGCTGGCGGCCCTCGACCCCGCCCGCTACGGGCCACCTGGACGCACGGTCGCCGACGCGCCCGACACGGTGGACGTGGTGGATTGGGTTCCGGCGGTGGTCACCCCGGCTGGGAAATAGCGCACCGTGCTGAATATTCAGCGCGGCGCGGCGACCCTGCTACCTCACCAGCTTGCGCTCGTGGGTGACAGGACGTCGCGGATCAAGGTACTCCAAGGCGGCTACCGAAGCGGAAAAACGGTCGCCGGTGTCGCGGCCGTCGTCGACATGGCTTTCCGGTCTGGCGGGTTCCCGGTCCTTGTCGTTGAGCCCACCTACCGCATGGTGGTCGACGTCTTCGTGGCGACGGCGCGGCGAATGCTGGATGCGTGGAAACTGCCGTACGTCTGGCACAAGACGGATAAGATCCTCACCATCGGACGGCGCAAGCAAGTGGAGATTTTGTGCCGTTCAGCCGACGAGCCCCGCTCCCTTGAAGGCATCACCGCTGGCGGGCTGCTCGTCGACGAGTGGGAACTGTGCGACGTCGAGGCCCTGACGACGGCGATGGCCCGTGTCAGCATGGGTCCGTGTCAGCAAATCGTGCTGACGGGCACTCCTGAAGGCTACGGTCCTGCCTACGAGATGATCCTCGCCAAGCCGTCGCCCGATGTGCGGCAATGGAGCGTGACGTCGTCGGCGAATAGCTACCTCTCGTCGACCTATGTGGAGTCGATGCGTCAACGCATGGACGACAGCACGGCCAGCGAAAAACTCGACGGCGTCCGCACGGCGAAGGGTGGGCGCGTCTACGGCCGCTTCGACCGGCGAGTGCATTGCGTATCGCCTGTCGTCAATCGCGGCACCATTCAGATCGCGTGTGACTTCAATGTGAGGTACATGCATTGGATCGTGTGCGAGACGGACCAGTCGCAACGCACGACACACGTCGTCGGCGAGGTGATCAAAGAAGGCGGCACGACGACGGACGAACACGCCGAGCGCGTGGCACAGTGGATCGCGCACTACCTCACCCGCACACGAGGGAGGCACTACACGCGAGACGACGTGTACCAGATGCGCCTACAGGCGTTTGTCGACGCCAGCGGCACGGCGCTTCGTTCCACGTCGACGAAGAGCGACGTCGCGCTACTGACGCAGGCAGGGTTCAGGCCGGTGCATGGCAACGCAAACCCGCCCGTCAAGGACAGGGTCAACACGCTAAATGTGCTCTTCCGCGACCGGCGTGTCACCGTCGACGCCAGCGCGGCTCCCGTGCTGACTCGGGCGCTTGAAACGCAAGCGCTTGACCGCAATGGCGACCCCGATAAGCGCGGCGATATCGATCACGGTATCGACGCCCTTGGCTATCTGTGTCATTGGCAATGGCCAGTCCATCGCCCACGCGCCAACCAGACAACGCCAGGTGACGCTCTGACCGACGAGTGGGGGCGAGTCTGACCGGGTGTTTCCGCTTGACTTTTGGCGTGGTAGGGTTGCGGCATGATTTCCTACAACGCCGCAAGCGATGCCGTGATCGAGACAATCCGACAGCAAGCCGGCGCATGGATGCCAGACCAGTTGTCGGCGCTACTCGACGCTGGCCGGAAGACGCGACCCGCTGACTACGACAGCGTCGTCAAGGGGCTGGCGGTACGCTACAGCGGCGATCAAGCCAGCGTCATTCGCGACGCGTTGAAGAAGGCGTACCCTCGCACCTATCAGCAGCTTCCGATTGACCCCGTCAACTGGCTCCGGTTCTTCGCTCGACAGGACAGCGGCGTCTACGCCACGCCAGCGGACCGCACCCTCGTCGACGACGAGGGCGAGGCGCTGGACGAGGATGATGAGCGCCTTGTCGCCTTTCGTCGTGGGCTTGACGAGGCCGGCATCGACGTCGTCATGCCAGAGATGGAACGGCGCTGTCACGCTGGCGTCCGTGCGTCGTTTGCGATGGTCGGATGGCGACGCATCGGCGACATCGGCAAGTTGGTTTGCCAGATCTACTGGACGCACGACGTCGTCACGCTGGCCCATCCATCGGCTCCCGATGACCCCGACGCGCTGTGGCTTTGCGCCATCAAGCAAGCCACGCCGTCGTCGGCGTCGCCTTTGTGGTGGGTGTGGTCGAGGGAGTTTGTCGAGGACGATGCCGGCAATCTCGTTTCGTTCGGCGCGTGGTCGCATCGGCGTGTCAGCGAGGATGGCAAGACTGCGACGGCAAGCGAGGCATATGAAGGCCGCTTTCCCGGCGCGTTCCTGCGCATTGAACCCGGCGCTGGCGGTATCTGGCCCGATCCCGACCGTGACGTCGTCGCCAACGTCGACCGGCTGAACGTGTCGAGGTCCAATCGCCAGCACGTCGTCGACATGCAGGCCCACGCAACGTGGGTCTACAGCGGGCTCACTCGCGAAACGAGCGAGCTGGTAGGCGGTCCAGGTGTCGTGTTGCAGATCGGGTCCGGCGAGACGCTGCAAGCACAGACTGCCGGCGCGGACCACGCTGCTATCGAGGCCAGCGCGACACGCGACCTTCAAGAACTGGGAGTGTCGCGGGGTAACAGCCCCGACGCCTACGCCGTCGAGCCCGGTGCGCCGCAGTCCGGCGTGTCACGCATGATCGCGAACGCCCCGCATGACCAGCGCGTCGCGGAAAGCCGACCCATCTTCAAGGCGTTCGAAGAGGGCCAACTCTTGCCCATCGTCATCGACGTGCTGCGCTTGTTCGACCCCGCGAGCCCCGCTGAGTTTGGCGACGTCTCGCCGATGGTCACGCTGTCGACCGGCAAGACCTATGAGGCCGATCAAGAGAAGCAGGATCGGGTGTTGGCCCTGAAGGAAGCCGGGCTCGTCGATGAGGCCGACGCTCGCGTGATGCTGGGCTTGTCCGCCGACCGTGCGACGGCGGAGGCGTACCTCGAACAGATGCGGGCCGTCCGTGCGCCGCAGGTGAGTCTGCCCGGCGCACTGGCGGGCTCTCCGTTCACGGCGAGACGCGAGACTACCGTCGTCGAGGAAGAGGAAGACGAAGAGGAAGAGGACGAGGAAGAGGATGAGGCCACGTCGTGAGCGGGGCGGATGCTGCCGGCGTCGTCGCCGATGCCGCCGTCGAGGATCTGCGACGTATTGAGGTGGCACTTGAGCGCGACCTTCTGCGAATCCTCCTGTCCCTCGACACCGTCCCCGGAGAGGACTCCCTCGTCCGACGACAAGCGCAGACTTCAGCGGCTGTCCTCTCGCAAGTACGTCGCCGACTGGAGGCCGAAGGGGAAACGGTACGCGGTGTCGTCGGACAACGCGCCATTGAAGCCGTCGCCGCTGTCTTGGGTACGCCTCCTTCGACGCTATCGGTCGATGCACGACGAGAGTTAGACGCCATCGTCAATGGCCAAGTCGCCGACGTCGTCGCGGTGTTCCGACTGGCTCGTGAGGAGATGCGCGACGCCGTGTCTCGTGGAATCACGTCCAGTGGGTCGCTTGCCGACGTCATCGAGGAAGTACGGGCGCGACTCTCGACGACGTATGTCCGTGCGTCGGCCGCAGTCGATGCCGCCATCATGGCGGTCGGTCGACGGTCGGTCATCTCTGCCGCCCGTGAGGTCGAGGCGGAGCTGGACCTCGTCTACGTCTACGTCGGACCACGCGACGCGAAGAACCGGCCCTTCTGCCGGACGTGGGTCGGCAAGGCAGTCACGGACCCGGCCCGCCTCGACAACGGGCAGGGCCTCCCAGCCGACGACTACTGCGGGGGATACAACTGCCGGCACTCATGGGCACCGACGACGGTAGAGACGGCGGTTCGTGAAGGCATCGAGATCTACCGGCCCGATGGGTCCAGGCTCATTGTCGACGCTGAGACGATGGCACTCCAACGGAGGTGACGACGTGGGCATCACAACCAAGCGCAGCGGAACCCCGGTCAAATTCGACGCCGAAAAAGCAGCCAAGGTGATCGGCGCGTTCGTCCCCGGTGCGATCCTGCGGCGCACTGATCAGGGCATCTCGTCGACGGGGCAGGCGTTTGCGTCCTACTCGACGCAGTACCGACGACAGCTACAGCGCATGGGCGAGGACCAGAAGATCGACCTCCGTCTCACTGGCGGCCTCATGAATTCGATCAAGGTCCGCGAGACGCGCATCACCGCCGACGGTGTCGAGGTCGTCATCGCGCCCGACACTGGATCGAGCAATCAGGTCCGTGCGCCATCGGAGATCAGGGCGCTCCGTCAAGCCGGCCTCGTCGAGGGCCGCTTCGGTGAGACGGCAATCAGCAAAACCCTACGCCGTGGCGAGGCCAGCAAACTGGCTCGCGACCTCAAGCGCGAGTCAGGCCAGCGACAAATCAAGACCGGCGAACAGGGACCGCCACACAACGTCCTCGGCTATTGGATTCACCATGGCACAGCGACGACGCCAGCGCGGCCCTTTATGGGCCTGACGCCAGATCAGGAAGCAGAACTCAATCGGCTGCTTGGCAAGGCAAAGGTGTTTGGTTAGCTTGCCCGCTGGCGACAGCTCGCCAAGCCCCCGGCTCCACATGGTGTGGTGACCGGGGGCGCGTTTTTGCGCACAGGTAGCGCCCGGCCGTCAACTGCATTATAGTGCAGGCCATGCAGCGCGTGCTGGTCGGCTCCACAGACACGATCCTGTCCTATCCGCGCTTGTCGACGGATGGTGGCGTGTCGACCGGCGTTCCGTCGTCGGCGACGGCCCGACGCATCCCATCGCAATCTCCCGACGCTCTCGGTGCCTACGTCGCCGCTACGGTCGACCCGCTGTCGACGTCGACGCAGGGCGCGGTGCCCGAGGGTGCCGATAGCCTCCCGCTTGCGGCGTCGGTCGCAATCGTCGCCGGCCGGCGCTATCTCGTGACCGACTCGTCAAGCGCCCGCCCGGTAGTGGTTGTGGCGGCCCGTAGTGGCACCCTGTCGACTCTGTGGCTCGCCGAGCCCCTGCCCTGCGACCTTGGACATGCGTCGACTGTGAGCGGTCTGGCTGTGTCTGTGGCCCTGACGGCAGCACAGACCATCGAGCCCGGCGCGGGCTATGTGCTTTTCCGCGCCACGGTCGACGGCGTTGTCCGTGAATGGGACGAGTCGTTTCGCGTCGTCAGGCGCATCACGTCAATCGCGCTGTCGCCGACAGAACTGACGCAGTCCTATCCCGTCGTCCGTCAGATTGCGTCGTCAAGCGACCTCACCCTTGAAGAAGCCATCCAAGCATCGTGGCGGATGGTGCTTGTTCCCGCGCTTGCGGCGCGTGGCATTCTCGACGAGGACGTGCTCACCGACGACGTGCTTGTGCCCATGCACGCTGCCGCCACGGTGGTCCACCTCGCTCGCCAGTGGCCAGCCGCGCCGTCGGAGTTTGTCTCGCGGCTTGAGGCAAGCTACGAGCAGATCAAGCAGACCACCTACGACCGGATCGACCTCATCACCCGCTCGCAGGACGAGGTCACGCCGGAGATTCCGACGCCGGGCTCGCAAGGCCCGCGCTTCATGAGGATTTCACGGTGACGTGGCAAGATGCCCGCCGCGCCCTCGTGGCCATCCCCGGCGGCATCACCCCTGCCGTCGTCTCGCGTGGGCTCCCGTCGCGTTTTACGCACGATGTCGCGGGTCACGACGAGACGGTTGGAACGCAGTCGCGCCGATGGTGGGGTCGCGTGTTGTCGGGTGCGGCCGAAGGGCCATACCAGGTGCAGCAGACCCGGCATCGGCTGACGTGGGAGATTGTCGTCGAGTACGTCGACAGCGTCGGCAACACCTCGGCTATTGACGAGGCCATCCCGACCGACGCCGCGCAACTTGCGGCAGCATTCGCTCTCGGCTCCAACTGGGACCGCGCTACGAGCGGCATCGTCGCTGTCACGCCAGCAGGGACCGACGTAGCGCCCTACACTGTGGAACAGGTGAGCGGTGCTCGCCGCCTGCGAATGAATCTTGAAGTGAGGTACAGCACATGACCGACGTCGCCAG